TTAACATAACGTACATAATGCGCACTTAGCTAACGCTTCCGTAGGGCTGCCAATCCACATAGCCAAGCCACCGCAAGCTATTGAAATTCCACGTAAACCGAGCCCGTTATACTTTTTTGCAATGTTCGCCCAAGCCTGTTGCGCTTCGTAACTCTTAGCTTTATCAGCTGCCAAATACACTAGAACAGTTTCTTTATCTGCTCCAATTTCATCAGCAATGAAAAGCGCTTCTGTTTCAGTTAGATAGCGAGAGCCATTTCTAATGTTAGATAGCTTTTGTGTGCTTATGCCAAGGTCGTGAGCAATTTGCTTATCTTGTACATATCTCTTAGCGTCTTTATAGGCGTCTAACAGTTGGTTTATATACATTTTTTTGAATCCCCACATTTATCTTTAATCTTCATTCTAGTCCATCAGCATGCATTTTTGGGTATTTACAGTATGCAAAAATGGGTTTTAACTGTATGCAAATTTGGATACTAACTTGACCGCCTCGGCTCTGGGCGTTTGCCCTTGACGCTTTCGCGCTTGGCCTTGGCGGTCGCTCTCTCAAGTTAACTGGTCAAGGTGGTTAATATGGATTTAGCAATATCGGCAGTCGTTATTCTCATCGACACAAAACACGGTCAACGCTTCTTTTGCAGATTTGGTAAGTCTGGTTGCGTTCAAACAGCTTGGTCTCTCGCTGGTGCGGAGTTGTTTTTGAAGGACGACGAACGCATTGAAAAAACAAAACAACGCCTCGAAAGCAAGAACAAAAAGTTCAAGCTTCACCATGTCTTTATGAACCAAATGCCAGTCATGGAGGATTGATCATGAAAGCTCAAATCGTTCTCTCATCTGGCGCTTATCCTGTGTTTTTAAAGTCAGTTTTAAAAGGTGACATTGTCACCACCTTTGACCAGAAACACGCCCTGACACTGCCCGACTCGACCGCTAAAAAGCTGCTTCCTATGGTGAAGCGCCGTTGGCCTGTGGCTCAACTCTCCTACTCTTTGGGCGCGTAATCATGGACAGCGTGTATTTCGACAATGAGCCAGCACACGGGATTAATGCCTATTTCCCTTGGGGCCATCGCTACTTCAAGCATCAAGCGGAGTTTGAGCAATTTCTTGCGGCTCACTATCCGGATGACGCTTACCAGCTCGTCGAAATTACCGATGAAAACTATCAATCACTACTTTTAAAGGGGGTCTTTCATGCTATCTGACGAAATTCGCCCTGTGAAAATTGACCACTTGGCGTTTACGTTCCCGTACTCATCGTTGCGCCATTTGGACAAATCCAATGAGCAAGACTTTATCAACTTGCAGTTCCCTGAGTATCGCGAACCGTTGGCCTTTTCACCGGAAGCGATTGAAGCGGCAATGGCTCGTCATAAAGCCAAAGTATCTAAGATTCTGTTCCATCGTTTGGAAGAGTTCTTGGAAAAGGTATTCGGTTTCATCATGTCGCCGATGCGTGGCCGTGGCTTACATGGTTATGAAGATTCCGCGTTAATCCTCGATAAAACACGCACCGTTGAGTGTGGCCTAATTGGGATTGGCGGCAATAACAATACCATTTTCATTCAGATTAACGGCACGGGTTGCACCAAGCTATTTGACCACATCACGCACACCAAATTGCATTGGTGGTTATCAACGATTCTTGGCATTACGCGCTTAGTTCGCTTGGACTTGGCCGTGGATGATTACACCGGAATTTTCGACTGTAAGTATGCGCAAATGTGCTTTTATGAGGGGGCATTTCGCACCGCTCCAAAGGGTCGCGGCCCTTCAATGGTTCCTCATAAACGCATCACGCAAAGCGGTGAATTACTCGAAGAAGCCACCATCGTGGGCTCACGTTCTTCGCTGGTTTATTGGCGTGTCTACAACAAAAAGCTTGAGCAAAAAATCACTGACCCTGACGTGGTTTGGTATCGCAACGAAGTGGAATTGAAAAAGTGCGATATCGATATGCTTGCGGCACCTGCTTCGGCCTTCTCTGGCCTGTGCGACTTTGCCGCCAGTATCGAACCTGCGGAGCCTGTGAAGTTTTCCAAGAATAAGAAAGCAGTCGGTCTTGAGTTCTTTGGCCGTATTGCTTGGACTCGTCGCCAATGCGGAAAGGCATTAGCGGAAATTGTCGCAATGACGGAGGGTGATTTGGGCGAGGCATTCGGCATGCTCATTCCCCCTAAATGGAGACGTACGCACTTCGACGAACTCGGAGTTCCGGACGCTTATACATCACTGAAATATCAAACTTTGGAGTCAAGGTAACATGGCAACTATCACCGGAATCGTTATTAAAGGTTTCCCCAAGTCGGGAACTCAAATCGCAGAACTGAGCGTTTTACGTCCTGTTGAAAACGTCAACGCGGAGAAGTTCAACCAACACGGCATCGGTTTTAATACCGATATCCCCTACAACAAGCAGCCGCTTAAAGTCTCTTTGGACTACGCAAAGCAACTGATTGAAACACGCGCGTTTCTTCCAAACCGTGACTATGAAATCAAGTTCGGCAGCAATCCCGATGATCCATTGGAAGTGTTGGTCACTCAAATTGTGCCGGTTGATGAGGATGTAAAGAAATACATGGCTCAGCAACTCGACAGCAAAGTGAGTAAGTAAACATGAGTGATTGTGTGATTGCTTATAACGGTTACTTGATGCTGGCGCCTCAAGGTTTTGACTGCACTTACACAATCATCACCCCTTCTGAACTTGAGACGCTACGCAATCAATCTCTCGGTTCGGTAACGATTGACCCCGAAATCTACACCACAGTAAGCGGCTATTTGTTGTTGTCGATGCTGTCGGGTCACATTCTGGGTCGCATTGTAAAAACCCTTGGGCGCGGTTAGCCCTTTATTAACTCAGTTGGAGAATATCCTATGAAAAACCTAGCAAAAAAAATCGGTATCGCAGTTGCAGCCACTCTTGCCACTTCTAGCGCCTTTGCAGATACCTCTGCGATTGCAACCGCTATCAACGGTGCGGTGACGACTGGTCAATCAAACTACAGTCTTGTGGTTGTTGGCCTGATTGGTCTCGCTGCGTTGGGCTTCGGTCTGAAAATGATTGTCGGCGCGATGCGCTAATCATGGCTGAGCTCGTAACAAACGTCCTGTCTGTTCTCTTTGGCCTGTCCATGGCGGGATGTTTTGTTTATGGCTTCTATACAGGTATCAACGCCTCTTAATTGGGGCGTTTTTTCTTGAGGGGATAACAATGAGATTTGCGATTAACTTCTCTTGCTGCTTGCTGGCAACCCTCATCCTATTTCTCTTCTCTTTTGCTTCTTACGCTGAACAAGTTTGCGAGGTGGGCAACATCACGTCTACGCAAATTTGGAGCGGTCTAAAATATGGCAATAGGCCAAATCTTTGTCTGCTCGGTTGCGAGTATCGTATTTATAGTAGTGGTGTTTCTTCTTTATGCTTTGCGAGTAGTGGCGATTGTGGGGGACGCTTTATTTCCACTGGTGGTGCTTGTACAAAAGACGGTCTTTATTTTGGTGGTGAGAAACCCAACGAGAAACCACAACCGCCCACGAATCCGGATTCCGACCCTAACAGCGCATCACAAGCTAAATGGGCGAAAGAGAACTTTTCTTGCTCTCCCGCCAATGATGGTAAGTTTGATTGCACTGGCCTTTCTCATGCGTTTGCAAAGCTCGATACCTCGACCTCTGACAAGATTGACCGACAAACCTATGACCTATTACTTAAGCTCGACTCTCTGACCTTGAATATGATGAACGAAGTCAGTGCATCCGATGAGAACCTAAACAAAAACCTTTCAAAAGTCAGTGGCGAAATTGCAGCCTCTAACGATGAAGTCAACAAGGAAGTGAAAGCCCTTGCGACCAGTTCTAATGAGAGTAATGAGGCAACCCAAAAGCAGCTCGAAGAGATCAAAGCGGAAGTCGATAAACTCTACCCTTACCTTGATAACGACTTGCTCGATTACATTTCTAACCAATCGCAATTCTTATCCCGTCAAATCATGTCTGAAGGCAGCCAAACCACAGAGCGTGTTGAACGCACCGTAACGGAAAAAATAAACCCGATTTTATGGGCGATGAATTCCAACCAAAACACGCTTGAGGCGAACCAATCCAACCTCAAATCCCAAGTGGGCAGCGTAAACCGCAACCTAAACACCAAATTCAACGCGCTCAATAAAAATGTCGATGGGATGGAAGCCTCTATGAACTCACAGTTCGGAGAGTTGAACGCCAAAATTGATGCATTGGAGTTGGGCAATGGTGGCAATCAAGACGGGGTTATTGGTGCGGTTAACGCGGTCGGCTCTAAGATAGACGGTCTTGGAACTAGCCTTGGCAATATTGGCGATCAACTTGGTGAAATGTCTGATTTGCTCGGCGGTAAGGGCTTGAACAAAGGCGAACACGATTCACTGGTGAAGTTCAATGAGCTGCCCCTCTATCAAGAATCTGACATCACCAAGCTCAATACCGAAGTCGAAGAGTTGAAAAGCCAGTACAACCAAAAGGTGCAAGACTTTAAGAACTTGTTCTCTTTTAACGCCAGCTCACTCACCAATGGCGAGTTTGTTGAGCACACCTTAAATTTCTCGTTCGCTAACGGGGGAAATCTAAGCGCTACTTCTTCGGTCTTTCCTGCGCTGGTTCGTAACTCCGGCACCATCAGTGCGGTGATTTTGTTTATCGCGGTCATTGCTGGCCTGCGCGTTGTTATGGGAGCCAAAGACTAATGCAACTTATCCTCGATTTCTTAGCGTTTCTTAGCAGCATTGGCGACACGTTCGTTGAGTTCATCACGTCGATTCCGGACTACTTTCATCAGTTCTTTGTCTATCTCAACGCGTGGTACGTCAAGATTAAGTTCTATTTCTTCATCATGTCGTTGCAAATGGCCTATGACACCGCGGTGTATCTGCTCAATGACATTGGCTTTAATCAAATGATCTCTTCTTCGTTTAACGCACTGCCTAGTGAGCTGCGTTACTACGCGTTTCTTTTCAAGATACCGCAAGCGATTTCGATTTACTTCAACTGTTTAGCGACGGCCTTTGTGCTGAGAATGACAAGGTTTTAATCATGGCCATCTTCATTAGAACAGGCGCGAACGGCTCTTATAAATCGGCTTATACCGCCTACTTTGTGATTTACGAAGCCCTGAAAGCGGGTCGCGTGGTCGTCACCAATATTGAAGGCATGCAGCCGCTTGAGGTGATAGAAAAGCGCTTGAACATCCAGTTCCCCTCCACTACTCGCTTGATCCGTATCTTTAGCCGTGACCAAGACGGCATCGAGCTGTGGCAACACTTTTTTTGTTGGTGTCCGCTTGGGGCGTTGATTGTGATTGATGAGTGCCAAGATATTTTCTCTAAGAACGTCGGCTTTCGTATGGATAAGGTGAT